GTAGCAGATTACAAAGCTAATTTAAAAAGACTTGCAAGTGCTCTTAAGAATACAAATTATAGAAATTATGTAAGAGTGATATTAACTGTACCAATGAATTCTATACCTGGTCGTTTAAATTTCTATCTATATAGAAAAGCTGTTATTGACACTGCAAAAGAGTTAAATTGTAGTTATATCGATCTCGCTCGTTTAAATTTACAATCAAGCGATTTTGTTGATGGTCTACATCCAAATGATACTGGCACAACAAAGATAGCTAACTATTACATAAGTATGTTAGAGTTATAAGTAGAAAGGTATTAAAATGTCATTTCCATCAAGTCCGGCCAATGGTAATGTAACAACTATAGCAGGTAAGCAGTATGTCTATGTTTCCAGCAAAGGTGCATGGGTTGCTAATATTGGTTCTTACAGTAATGACATTACGTTTAGTGTTAATTAACGATCAAGTATCTAAGTGTATCCAACGCTAAATAAGATGTAGGAGCTTTTAGAGATATGGCATATACGATTACCCCCACTAACGGTCAAAATCCAATTATTGTTGCTGACGGTACATTAAATACTTCAACTTCACTAACATTAGTTGGTAAAAATTATCCCAGTTATGGAACTATTTTAGATCAAAATCTATTTAGATTACTTGAAAATTCAGCCAATTCTACTGCACCTACTGCTCCTGTTATTGGGGAAATATATTGGAATACTGCTACAAATAACCTTAGCGTATGGAATGGATCAATTTGGAGAATTTTAGGATCTGTTACAGTAGCACCTGCTAATGCAGCGCCTGCTACTACAACAATTGGAGATCTTTGGTGGGATTCAACTAATGGTGCATTAAAGGGTTATGATGCAACTAATGGCTGGAAATTAATTGGCCCAATGGGCGGACTAGCAAATATTAGTTCGCAAACTATATCTGACGGAAATTATAATCATACATGTATGGTTTTTAAGTTAGGTGTTTTAGGCACTACATATATGATATTTTCAACCGATGCTGCATTTAACCCAAGTCCGGCAATTGACGGATTTCAAACAATTTATCCAGGTTTAAATTTACCTTCAACTGCATTTTTGGCTAATGCTAAGTTTTATGGTCAGGCAAATGACTCAGTAACAGTTGGCGGAATATATGCTAATAGTTTCTTAAGAAATGATCAGAATTCAACTACTACTGGCACAATTACAATACAAAACAATAACGGTTTGACTATTGGAACAAATAACTTTAATTTTAATGTTTATAATAATGTTAATTCTGTAATCAATAGCGTCACCCCCGGCGGTATGATGAACTTTCAGGTGCATAATGGTAGTGGGACTAATATCGATTCTATGGACATTTATCCAAATGGTAATGTTGTTTGCAATTATGATCTTGTAGTTGTAGGAAATATTAAATCAGGCGGAAGTAGCGATTTCTTAATTAGCACTACTACACCAAGTATCAACCCCGTAACAGGTGCATTACAAGTTCGTGGCGGCACCGGTGTTTTGGGTAATATCAATGTTGGTGGAACACAAAATTATTTTGTTGGTAATGTTACCGCAGCTAATTTAAATTCAAATGCAATAATTAGAGGAACTACTATTAACGGAACTACTCTTAATGTTCCAACTATTAATACAACAACGATTGCTGGTGCTACAAATATAAGCACTACTAATTTAACGGTTACTGCTTTAACAGCCAGTACAATAGGTTGCACTACAATAACTGCTTCTGGTGGTATTACAGGATCTATTTCAACAGCAGCACAAACAAATATTACAAGTCTTGGCACATTAACTTCATTGACAGTAAGTGGAGCAACAAACTTAGGTGCAGTTAGTAACTTAAAAATTAGTGGCGGTGTAGCACAACAATTTTTAACTTCTGATGGTACTACTTGTTCTTGGGCAACTGTTACAGTTCCAACTGATAATGGTTCATTTACTAATGGTGCTGGATATATTACTGCTGCTGCGCTAGTTGGATTGGCTAGTAGTAGTTCTTTAAGTGCATATGCATTATTAGCCGGTGCAGCATTTACTGGAGCAATTTCATCTACAGGATCTATTACAGGGTCATCTCTCTCAACATCGGGATCAGTATCAGGTGGAACAGGTTCATTCAGTGGTGCAGTAGCAACAGGCCCATTAACAGTAACTGGTTCAATAAGTGCGTCAGGCGACATTACAGCTTTTGCAACTTCTGATGCTAGATTGAAAACTGATATTAAAAAAATTGATGGTGCTTTAGATAAATTATTAACTTTAACAGGAATAACATATGGCTGGAATGAAGTAGGTGCTAGTGTGCTTGATCTGCCAGATGATTATAATCCAAACATAGATAGAGAAGCTGGTCTTATTGCACAGGATGTCTTGGATGTTTTACCGGAAGTAACTGCAACTCGTCCTAACGGATATCTTGCAATCAGATATGAAAGATTAGTTCCATTGCTTATCGAAGCAATTAAAGAATTAAAATCTGAAATTAACGAGTTAAAATCTGTAAAATAAGCAGACTATACAATTTCTAGTATATCTTTCATTGTATGTAATTTTTGTTGAATATCATTATTGTTCAAACTGCTCCATAACCCTGGATGTAATGGTTTTGGAAAACTATTGACATCACACCAACAATAGCCTTTATGCTCGTTGCTTAACTGTGGTATAAATTCTTTATCAATTATACAAATGAAAGTTTGATATTCAAAATTACCATCATCACTGCGAAATAGTTCCAATGGAATAGTTTTTTTTACTTTAAGATCATATCCTACTTCTTCAAAAATTTCTCGAGATAATGCTTGCATTACAGTTTCGTTATCTTCAACTTTACCACCAGCTAACCCCCATGTGTTGCTATGTGTATCGTTATCGCGTAATAAAAATAATAATCTTTTGGTGTCATTGGCTAATAATAATGCACCGCAGGCTTTGAATAATTTCATATGATCAGTAACCAATACCCCTCGGAGTATAGTCCTTCCCAGCTTTTTTGCCACATACCATTTAACCATTTATATTGAATTCCGGTATATGCATTAGTAACAAATTCTTCGGACACAATAACAGTACTATCAAAAACAACATTCCATCGGGAACCATTATATTGTATAATATCATTTGGATGAACATAAGTTACTGAGTTATCGCTGTTTTGCCAAGCAGCAGCTCCGGTACCATTGGCATTGCCAATTTGGTTATTGATAATTAAATATCTTTGTCCATTACTTGGAGCTGGTAAATTTACGCCAGGTGCTGCAACTGTTGGATCAATGATTCTATCTACTGCTAATATAGTATTAGATGGGATAGTTGAAGTATCAACATTAAACAATAATACAGTATCATCAGTTGGATCATAGGATATAGTTCCAATTACATTATTACCTGTATTCTCATCAACAAATGCCATTAAACTTACGCCATTGGCAATTTCACCAATGTAGTTAATTACACCTCTCCAAGGAATTGGAGAATCTATAGAAACAGGCACTTCTGTAGCTGTATTTGTAGCAGGGTTTACTGATTTAGTTAATGATATTTTTCCGCCGGCAACGATAGTGCTATAACCACTGGGAGTAAACCATTGTCTCGCTCCAATTTGATTTATTTGATCCTGAATACCCTGTACTAAGTTTCCATCTGGAGCATACATACTGGCAACAACACTTGTAACAGCATTGAGTTTAGTAACTCTAGCTGGTGGTGTTATATAAACAGGAATTTCAAAAGCCATAGTAGCTACATCAATTGGATCATCAGTTCCTACCGGTATTGATTTACTACTAAAGTTAGTGTCAGTTAATAATATCCAGCTTAGACTAGTCCAATCAATATAATTTTCAGTACTTTGTATTTCTAAACTGGGATTAAACATTACAGCTATTTGTTCCCATAATTGTAATTTTTGTTCCATGTTACTAGTATAGATATCTAATTTTAAATCCATACGATAAGGTACAGGCATCATACGCTTTACGCTAACGACATTTTGTTGATATGTTTTTGTTTCTCCAGTAAGCGGATCTACAGCTAGTTCTCTAATATTGACTTGTTCTGTATAAGTAGGACTTTGAATATGTGATCTATGATATTTTAAATTATCTATATATACAACCATCATGGGAACATTATTAACACTGTTCTCACTGTTATTTTTAAGTATAGCTGCAACTGAACGATTATTATCGGCATATCTAACTGGTACTGTTATATAGATAGGATTTCCATCAGCATCTTTGCCATACTCAACTTGAAATCCAGTAAAATATCTGATAAATTGTAGAAGAAATCTTCTTATTTGACTATCATAAAAGTATTGCATGGAATTCCTTAAACATCACTTGTGGGCATTAAAAATTTACTCAATGCCTGTCGTTGAGCAATTGTAGCTCCGTTATTTAATGTTGTTGTACTCTTGTTATTAACAAATGTTCCAAGTTGTGTGGAAGTAGTGTTACCTGCAATAGTTGATCTTAGTACTTCATTTACCAGTTGCCATCTTTTACCATCCCATCGATATAATGCATTTGGAAGATAATCTGTTCTTAAAACATATTGTCCCAATACTGGTTGATCAGGAAAATATGTTAATGATGTAACTGTTAAGTTATTAGGAGCAGAAGATCCGCCACTCAAATAGGATGCTATATTTTGAGTTGGTGTAGATACATTACTGTTAACTGTGGTATTACCTGTAATTACATTACTTGTATAAACTAAATTATTAGCAACAATAGTATTTTGAATGCTTACTCCATTGGGATAAACAGGTAGAACAAATAATTCAGTTGTGTTGAATCCACTGAGTGGAGTAAATGTATTAGCTTGATTAATTATTGCATTGGAAATTTCTAAATTCTTAAGATAAGGACTCATCATCTCTCTAAGAGTCATATCACTATTATCTGCGGCGGCTTGATCCATGATATCTTTAAATTCTTGACTATCGACCATTGGAGTTACTTTAACTCTATATAAATGTGGCCACCAAGTTGGGCTATACCCTTCAGCAGCACGTAATACTTCATTGACAACATAGAATTTTTTAAGACTCGCCGGCATCGAATCATCCAGCGGCCAATAATCTTTCATATTTGGCATCTCTAATACATCGCCTGCTATAAGCTTGCGCCCAATACGCTCGATCATATCATTAATATGAAATGTGATGAATAGTGTATCGTTATTAAGAAACATGCCAAATTGGCTAAGATTAAAATCGTTGTCGGATAATTGATAATGCCCTCGTAGCTTATAAATGTCAGGCTCATAATGCCTATCTCTATTTTCTAAGAACAATAGATCTTGTATATTTTTTTCGCTGGGATTTACATAAACTGGTTGTGTGGCATCCCCGGGAGCATTAGACGAGCCTGAGTTTAAAAGTTTATGAACCCAAACGCCAACACCCCCGGCGGTAAACAACTCGCGAATTCTGTTATCGAAAAATTTATAATCATTGGAATGGTTTTCACGCCATAAACTAATTCTGGGCATTGCTAATCCTCTTAGTATTTATTGGATTATGCCCAGTCAAAAAGAAAGGGGCCGAAGCCCCAGTTACTATATCAAATTTTATTTCTATAGCCGCAGCCAATTTGTAGGTTACGCTGCCTTTGTAGCAGTCTTCTCAATCTTAGTCTTGGGGGAAATACTACCCTTGACAGAGGGCTTAACAGCCTGGAAATCAGCATGTGCAGCAATAAACGCAAACGCATCTTCCTTGGTCATGGGATTGGGAAGTTCGACAAGATTAATGTCCGTATGACAGGACTTCTTGAGAATCGCCTCACGCTTGAGCGAGTTAGCAACACGATACTTTACAACACCATTGAGCGTAGAAACGCCCGCAACCGAAAACAACTTATCCATTTTAACTACTCCATTTGTTATGTAGCTGAACCCCACGCTCAACTTACTTTATTAATATAACATAGATTGGGAAGTAGTCAACCAGTATTTTTGTAACTAAAATTGTTACAAAATTTACTTGTATTTCTTAGCAATTTCAGCAATCCTAGCTTCCATATACCGAATTACAGTTTGAAGATCGGGATCATTTTGGTTTGGTTTGGTTTGAAGCGTATTTTGGACTTCGTAATGGAAAGCATATCTAATCATAGTGTCAAGACTGTAGTTCTCAGTGGCTGCTTTTGCTTGCATTACAAAACTCCTATAGTATGTTTATAAAGGTTTATGCTGACAATGTCAATGAATTAAGCAGTATGTCTATAAACATCAGTTATATGATATGTAACTGGATGATTAGA